ATGTTTAGCCCCGTCAAGGTTAACGGTGCTACAGACCTGGTAGGCCCATATATCCCTGCCAACATGGTTGAGGGTAATTGTAAGGCTTATAGCGGTGATGCCCCCACCCTTAAAGAGATCGTAGCCCTGAAGTCTGCCGTATTGGGTAAGAACATCAAGGGTGATGGTATCTGCTACGTGATGAACGAGACCACAAAGGGCGAGTTGGAAGCTACCCCGAAGTGGGAGGGTGCCCACGTTGCTATTATCGACGATAACGGCAAGATCAACGGCGTGCCCGTGTTCACTACTAACGAGGTGGCCGACGGCGTTATTTACTTTGGCGCGTTCAAGTATGCACCGCAGGGCCTGTTTGGTGACATGGTATTTATCGTTGATCCTTACAGCAAGGCGCGTAACAACGCCATTGATTGCGTGCTTAACGTCGATTACGCTATTAGCGTATTGCGTCAGGAGGCTTTCGCAAGTCTGACAAAGGTAGGCGTAAGCCTGGATAAATCGGAGTTGACCCTAACCGTAGGTAATACCGCCGATCTGACCGCCATTGTTGCGCCTGTAGGTAGCGAAGTTACCTGGAAAACCTCTAAGGCCGCTAACGCCACCGTTGCAGACGGTAAGGTAACAGCCGTAGCCGCAGGTCAGGCAACTATCACAGCCGAAATCACCTACAACGGCACTAAGTATTCAGCTACTTGCGCCGTGACCGTTGAGGCCGCAGGCTAAATAGGGATTGTGTAACATATCAGAGTTTTAGGTTATGGCTAACGTAGTGGATTTGGCACTTTTCAAGCAGCACGTAAAGGCTGATGATTTCGCGGATGATGATAAGTATCTGGAGCATCTTCTAAAGAGTGCTACAGGTCACGTTATCAGGGCTACCAACCGCACCGAGGCAGAATTAACGGAAATGGGAGGCGGTGAGTTTCCCGCCGAATTGCAGCAGGCAATTATGATGTTAGGTGCCCATTGGTATAACCAACGCGAATCAAACGCCCAAACGATCATGCCGGAGGTGGCAAATTCACTACAGGCTATAATTAAGCCTTTCAGAAAATTGGTTAAGGATGATAGCGGGACGGATGAAGTATAAACTAAAGCTGTTGCAGCCTGTAAAGGCTGAAAACGACTTTGGCGAAGAGGTGGACACCTGGCAGGAAACCGTAACCGTACACGCGGAACGGGTGAAGCATACGGGGAACCGTAGCGAAGAGGTAGGCGAGCATTTCCCGGACTATCGCGTAGAGTTCAATATAAGGGACGTACACACGATCAGCGAGAATTGGCGCGTACAGCAGTTAGGTGGAAACCTGTACACCGTAACGAACATCATACCTAACTTAGATAGAGGTTTTAAGACCCTGATTTGTGACAGAGTGAACGAGTAACCGTAATTTCAGCGTATGCAACCCGACCAGGCAGAAGTAAAGGATTTGGCGCAGCTAACAAGGGAAATGAACCCGAAGCAGCTACGTAACTCTTTGAAACGTGCGTACAGAGCCGAGGCAAAGAAAGTATTAGGCATTGCCCGTAAGAGCCTACACGCAACACGCTTGCAGGTAAAGGGTAATAAATCGGATTGGGATAAGGGAATACGCAGCCACATTTATAGCCGGGGTGGTGGCTTTTTGATTACCGTCAAGGCACACCGGGCCACTATGAAAGGACAGGGCGAGAAGTCTATGCACGAAAACCGCCAGGGCTTTAAAAAACCTATCCTGATGTGGGCAGAAGAGGGTACTAACTATCGTCAGCGAGGCGGTAAGAAAGTACGTATCAAACACGGTATCTACGGATCGCACAGAAGCGGCAAGACCCGTTATTGGACGGAAACCATACGTAAGGATGGAATACCAACGAAGCGGATGCCGTCGTACAGATTTCTTGAAAAGGCTACACCCGAAATGTATAGGACGGTAGAAACCGATTTAGGAAACGAAGTAAATGTAGCCGTAGAAAAGGTGGCTAAGAAATGCGGATTTATAAACTAATTGGAGTATGGCAAAGACATCATTAAGCGCGGGTATTATCATACGTGACATACTTACTAAGGATGCCGACGTAAGAAGAATCGCTACAAAGGTTTTCCCCGTAGTGACAGATAAAGCCACGTTGCCATACGTAGCCTATCGCCGGGCGCGTCTGGATCACAACCCCGTTAAGACGGGTGTACCAGGTGCAGATAAGGCTATGATAGAAATAAATTGCTATGGTAAGACCTACGAACAAAGCATAGAGTTGGCAGAGGCGGTACGCGCCGCCCTGGATAACGTACAGGCGGAGAAATCAGGTTTGGCTATGCGCAGTTGCTATCTATCAGACGGTGAAGAGTTCTACGAAGATGATGCCTACGTACAGGGATTAACTTTTAGTGTTCAGATTTAAGAAGTTCAACGAATTTAAAAAATTAGGATTATGACTAAACCAACTTCTGGCTACGTTAATGGTAGCGACATCCTGTTAAGTGTTGGCGGTAAGGCCGTAGGCCATTGCACCACCCACACTATCACTTTCAATAGTGAGACTAAGGACAGAGCCGTTAAGCCCGCAGCAGCTAACGGTTATTCAGCCGGATTGTGGAAAGGCAAGGGCGTTACGGGCCTTTCTATCTCTATCAGCGCAGAGGGTTTGCGTTTCTACGGTGAGACCGAGAACGGATTTACCGAGATCGCCGCTAAGTGGGGTAAGGGCCAGAGCGTAGCCGTATTAGCTTATGAGCGAGAGGGCGACGCTACACCTTATGTTTCTGGTAATTTCATTATTACCTCAATCGAGGAAACAAGCCCCGCCCAGGATGATGCCACCTACTCTATTCAGTTAGAGAGCGACGGCGAACCAGACACGTACCCCGGCAAGGAGACAGAAAAGCCAGGCGATTAATTCCTACGATCATGGCAAAAGTAGAAATTACAATTAACGGCAAGGCATACCCCTGTAGGCAGACTATGGGGGCTATGCTTCGCTTTAAGCAAGAGACAGGCAAAGAGGCTACAGAAATGGATGGCGGGTTTACCGACATTTGTACGTATCTGTGGTGCTGCATCGTTTCGGCTTGCGCCGCTGATGGTGTAGAATTTAATCTAAGCCTGATGGAGTTTGCGGATAGCATCGACCCCGACGCTATGACCGCATGGGAGCAGTCTATTAATGGCGACAAAAAGCCGGATAGCGAAGAAAAAAAAAGAACCAAGAGAAGCAAATAGGCATTTACGACGTATTGGGCATAGCGTTGGGCCTAATCAAGTTGTCATACAATGATTTTTGCCGTTTGACACCTACAGAGTTTGAACACGTCTATAAAGCGTATAGCGAAAAAGAGGACGCAGATTATAAGGATGCCTGGGGCCGTATGAGATTAGCGGCAACCGTATTGCTACAGCCGCATACTAAAAAGAAGATAACACCTGAAAAGGTTATTATATTCCCCTGGGAAAAGAAGCAACTTAACAAGCCGATTATAGGCAAAGACGAAAGTAAAGCACGATTTGAAGCGTTGATGGCACGAATACATAAAGATAAGGATTAGGAAAACGTTTGCTTTTATACGATAGATGCCTGTTTTGCTGATTTACAGAACCCGAAAGAAACAGCAGTAAGGAAATGGCAAAAGAGGTAAAATTTAACGTACGAATATCTGTTGATGGCAAAGACCAGATCGTAACCGCCACCACGTCAGTTAGCGATCTACGCCAAGTCATGGATAGGGCAAAGGGTAGCGCAGCTAAATTACGCGATACCCTGTTGAACTATAACCAATCCGTACAGGTACTACAGAACGTAACCAACGCCGTTTCGCAGCTTACGGGTACACTTAACAGCGTTACAGCCGAAAGTCAGAGTTTTGGCGCAGCTATGAAAGCCGCTAATACGATGGCGGGTAAAGATGCAGCGGGATTTGATAAACTGAAAGGCCAGGTAGCCGAATTGTCTAAGACTATCCCAATGGCCCGTGATGCTTTGGCAAATGGCTTGTATCAGGTTATCAGTAACGGTGTACCAGAAGATAATTGGATTAGCTACCTTGAAGCGTCCGCACGATCAGCCGTAGGAGGTATAGCAGACGTTGGCGAAGTTGTTAAGGTAACATCTACCATTATCAAAAACTACGGGCTTGAATGGAACGCAGCCCAAGACATACAGGATAAGATACAGCTTACGGCCAAGAATGGCGTAACGTCGTTTGAACAACTTGCAGCCGCTTTGCCGTCAGTGACAGGCCAGGCAGCGCAGTTGGGCGTATCTTTTACTGAAATGTTGGCCGTAATGAGTACGTTAACGGGCGTAACGGGTAATACCGCCGAAGTATCGACACAGCTTGCAAGCGTACTGACTGCATTAACGAAAGAGAGTAGCAAGAGCCAGAAGATGGCAGAGGCTATGGGTATTTCGTTTAATGCCGCATCTATCAAGGCAGCAGGTGGTTTCCGTAATTTCCTGTTGGAACTTGATAAAACCGTTACGGCTTACACAGCTAAAACGGGTGAGTTGAAAGAATCCGTTTACGCTAAGTTGTTTGGCCGTGCAGAGGCTTTGCGTCTGGTTAACGGGCTGACAGGCCAGATGGCAGAAAAATTTGCAGAGAATATCAAGGTACTTGATGATAGCGCGGGTACGATGGCAGAAGCCTACGAAGATATGGCAAGCACCAACGCGTCTAAACTGCAAATGATGAAAAACCAATGGGGCCAATACACTGACTACATAGCAGGTGCAGTAGGTGGTATTCAGCCCGTATTGAATTTCAGCAGTCAATTAGGTATGACCGCCGTTTCGGTTGTTACTTTGTCGCGTGCTTTTAGTCAGCTACATATTGCCCAGGCTTTGGCCTCAAAGTCAATGTACCGAACTATTGCGGTGTATGCCCTGTTTGGTACTAATTCCCGTCGAGTTGCAGCCGCTACCCACGTAATGGCTAATTCTTTCAGGAGCGCAGCCACTAAAGCCGTAGCCCTGAAAATAGCTATACGCGGACTGATGGCCGCTACAGGTATAGGCATAGCCCTAACAGCTTTGGGTGTGATCGTAGCAAAGTTGGCCGGATCATTTGACGGTGTGGGTGATGCAGCAGCCGGAGCCGCCGACGGGTTACAGGATTTCGGAGAATCAGCCGACAGCGTTAAACAGGCGTATGATAATACCCTGGAATCTACCTATAGTGATCTGATGGCTAAGTACGAACAACTCAAAGAGGGTTGGAAAGCACTTAGCAAGGAACAGGAAAAGGTAGCCTGGATCAAGAATAACCAGGCCGCGTTTGACGAACTGAAACTAAAGATAGGTGGTGTGTCTGATGCCGAAAGTATCTTTAGTGGTAATACCGATGCTGTAGTAGAGGCTTTCACACGTAGGGCAAAGGCAGCGGCACGTATGGCGCAGCTAACAGAATTGTACCGTAAACAAATTACGTTGGCCGATGAATACGCCAAGACCCAGACGGCTATACAAGACGATGCCAATAAGAACGCCCGGCACGCTAACGCGGGTGATGAAATCAAGGACGGCACTTATAGAAACAGCCGATACGGTAGTGTTGGCAATGATGGTAAGTGGCGTTTTTCAGAGCAGGGCGCGAAACTCTATAGCGGTACTAACGTATCGAGCAGCCCGGCATTGAGAGCCATAGAAGAAAGGATGAAAGCCAACGAAGCCGAGACAAAGAAAGTCGAGGCCCAATTTGCAGCGGAGCAAGCCGAGGCAAATAAGCCTATCGTTGGCGGTAATCGTCTGGCAGGTGGTAGCGGTAGTGGCAGTGGTAAAAAGAGTAAAGACGGTAAGAAAGATTTGCAGTTGGTAGAAAATGCCAAGTCCTACAAAGACCTGGCTAATAACGTTTCGTACTATCAGCAAGAGATCGAGAAAACCGATAAGTCCGACATAGCACGCATACAGACTTTAACCCAGGCTAAGAAAGCCGCCGAAGATGCCGTAGAAGCATTTAAGATGCTACAGGATGGTATGGCCGTGCCCGGAGAGTTAAAGAGCCTGGACGATTACGATAAGAAACTGCAATACTTACGTAAGCAGAAGCAGACGGCCAACGCTGAATCTATCGCAGGTATCGACGAAGAGATACGTAAGACAGAAGAGGCCCGCCAGGTATTAGAGGACACAAGTATAGCAGCGTTACGCGACGATGAGATTAAAACCTACGATCAGCTTAACGCAAAACTATCATATTATAACCGTTTGCTTAACAGCGGTGATGAAGCGCAGCGCGAGTTTGCCCAGAAAGGTATTAACAGCCTCAACAAGCTACAGACCGCATGGGATCAGGCACGCGATAAGATGAATTTGCCTACATCTACCAACAATCTAAAGGACATTGATACGGCTATATCTTTCTATACAGAGCAACAGCAGCACGAAGATGCAGACCAGATACTAAAGACGCAGAGAATTATAGACGATCTGACAGCCAAGAAACGAGTTTTGCAGCTTAGTACGGAGTTACCAGGTATGCAAAGAGAGATAGCGGGTATTAATAGCTTGCAGGGACGTGAGCAGACTATTAAGATACGCAGTATTGGTTTTGACGAACTGAAAAAGCGTATTCAGGAACTTAATAACCTGATGAATGATACCCGTAACCCTGTATCGTCAGATCAGAAAAAGGAGATAGAGGGCATGATAGCCGTTTATGAGAAATGGCAAAGGCAGTGCGTATCTTCTTTCGATACTTTGCAGCAAGGTTGGGGAGGTATCAAGGGTATTGGTAGCGGTGTAGAGAGTATCACAAACGCCCTGGAGGGTAACGGTAACGCCTGGCAGACGGTAACAGGTATCGTTGATGGCTTTATACAACTCTATGAGGGCATACAGACTATTGTAGGCATTATTGATCTTCTCACTACGGCTACAGCAGCCCACACCGTCGCTAAGACGGCAGAGGGAGCCGCTACAGGCGTAACGATGGGTGCAACCGTAGCGGCAGCAGCCACCGAAGAGGCAGCAGCAGCGGCAGTAGTACCCGTGATCGTTGCTAACAAGTTGGCTACAGCAAGCTATATGGAGTTAGCAAGTGCAATGTTTTTCGCGGCCCATGCGGCCATACCGTTTGCCGGATTTGGTATTGCAGCCGGATTTATCAGCGCAGCCGTAGCAATGACCCAGGCGATAGGCGTTATGCCATTTGCCAACGGTGCAGTAGTCAGCGGCCCTACCCTGGCACTTGTGGGCGAGTATGCGGGTGCAGGTAATAACCCGGAAGTCATAGCCCCGCTTGATAAGCTACGTAGCATGATCGACACTGATAGCGGTATGAGTGGTAAGGTACGCTTTGAAATTGAGGGCCGTAAACTTGTAGGCGTGATAGAAAAGGAATACAACCACAAGAAAAGGAGTTAAGCAATGAGTAAGCAGTTACGATACAGGGGTGAGTTTCTAAGCCG